CTAGAGCTATTGCTCTTTCTCCAGGAATATCTAAACCTGGTCCTAGATCAAAATCTTGTCCTTCCCAGCTTGGTTCTTCTTCAGCAGTAGCACCGCCAAAGGCTGATGCACCAAGGATCCATGGCCATGGTTTTTTTCCCATTGAAGATATTGCTCTTTTAAAAATGTTAGGTTGATGAATTACATCTGTAGTTAATCCTTTATCAGCTCCAATAGTTCCTCCTGTGATCCATGGTGGAAGTTTTTTCCATGCTTGACCCCATCCTCCTTGAAATCCTAAATCTGCACCAAACATTTTAGGGCCATAAATACCAAGACCCGCCATTAATGCTATTTTTCCAACCGGACTCTTTGCAATTTTCTTAATAGCTCTTGTTGCTTTTTTAACAATACTTCCTAAACCATAACCCTGTCTCAAATCCGTTATTCCTCCGCCAGCATAACCGGCTCTGCCTCCACGTGATGCATATTGTTCTAGTCCCACCATTGATGGTGCTGCGCGATGAGCTTTCATGAAAGCTGTTTGTTCTGCCGTTGGAGCTCCTCCAACATAATAATCTGGAAAAGGAGATCCACTCGCTGCAGCTGCAGCTGTTGCTGCAGCTTTCGCTGCTGCAAAATCTGTTGATGCTGTTGCTCCTGTTCCTGTTGCTGGTGCTGTTACTATTGGTGCATTTGTTGTGTCTCCACCGGTTCCATCACCTGTTCCAGTTCCAGTTCCTGTTCCTGTTCCTGTCCCAGTTCCATCTGGTGTTATTAACTTATAGGTTGCACGTTCTTTCGCTGTTGGTTTATACTCTAAACCTTCACCGTGTCCTGGTTCTCCACCAACAATTCTGATATACTCTAAACCTTCACCGTGTCCTGGTTCTCCACCAATCTGATAATCTAAACCTTCACCGTGTCCTGATTCTCCACCAACAATTCTGTCTTGATAAACTGGCGCATTAAGTCCTAATCCAATATCTCCTTCAGTAAGTTGTCCTGCTGTAAGTCTAGGATCTGTATAATCAAGTCTAGGATCTGTATAATCTAAAGCTCCTCGTCCTGATACGATTGCATCTCCAGTACCACGAGTTAGATAATCTCTAGCATAATCTTCTGCTATGTTTTGTAAATTTGATGTTGCAGGACTTGCTGCAATCCTTTCATCTATAGAAGGTGTTATTATGTCCTCTGATGCTGCGTATTGTTGTGTTGGAGTTGGTGTAGGTGTTGGTGATACAGGTTGCCAACCGCCGTCATCGCCATTGCCACCACCGCCGCCATTGCCGCTATCATAACTTTCTGCATGATCACTAGAAGAAGGTTCATTCCAGCCTTCATCTCCTCCCCAACCTCCTTCGTCAAATTCTGCTCTTCCGCCTTGAGCCGCGGACATAGGTTCCATGCCTCCTTGTGCAGAAGACTGTTGTCTAAATAATTGTATAATATTGTCTCTAAATTCTTTTGGAACATCTTCAATTCTATCTGCTGAAGATCCATCTCCCTGTTGTATCCAATATTGTAATATAATTTTTTGAAGTTCAATAGGTATAGCTTGTATTGATGCTATGTCTCCCTCTAATCTTAGGTTTGGAGCGCCTGCGTCTAATGAATTTATTCCTGTTCTATCTATAGCCATAATTTTGTGTAGTTGTTAAAGGCAGGAATTTCACCTGAGTTTATAACTTATTCTTTTTAGCAGAATAAATCAAGATGTAACTACTCTTGGCTTAGTTTCCAAAGCCGAAAGCACTACATGCAGCCGGTTGGCTGTTGCAGCCGTTACCTTTATAATTTCGCTCTCCTCGGCGATTAAAGGGGCTGACAATAATTCCGATGTTCCGTTAGCCGAGATCGATTTAACCTTGAAAAGGCTGAAAACAGCAGCATCGGTGTCGGTTAATGTAATCGTAATCGTGTCCGCGTTTCCTGAATCTTCGGATACGAGTATAGATTTAATGACCGCGGTTGTAGCAGTAGGTACCGTATATAATGTAGTAGCACTTGTGCTCGTTAAGTCTACCTTTTTATTGACGAATGTATTAGCCATTATAAACTTGCCAAACCTCCTCTAGCTAATCCCCAGCCTCCCATACCCGCTGCTTTATTTGCTTCACGAATAGACTGAGCCTGACTTTGACTTATACCTAATCCTCCTCTGTCTCTACTTCTAGCTATATGGGGTGCGCCTCCGCCGCCTTCTTGTGGGGATGGCCGTCCTGCTGGTGGTCCAGCTTTCGGTTCAATATGTTTTTTATATTTTTGTGCCGCCTTCCAAAATAAATCATAAATACCTTTTTGACCAAATGGTCCCTGACCTGGACGATGCATTTTCATATATCTTATTAATGCAGGATTTTCATAAAGATCATGGATAGAAGGAGACTTTCCTTTCGCCAAACTATCTAAAAAACGATTATATGTTTCTTCAGCAATGGAGGAATCGTTCCCTAAAGCAGTAATATCTAAATCTTCTAAAAGTTCAGGATTATCATCAAAATATTGATGCCTGATTTCATGCGCAGCAGCATTGGCAATTCGTGCATTAAGTCTTCCTTGCTCATCGGGTCTAGGACCCGTCGCCATACCAAACTGTTCTAAATCTGAAACATATGCAAAAGGATTTACTCCACGTTCCTTATAAAGCCCAGATGGTGGACCTTTAGCTTGAACATACTCAGCCGTACTAGGAGATTCCACCAGTCCATAAAGACCTACGTCGGATGGTTTAGGTAAATCTAAACCTATGTCGGATGCTTCTTTCTCCAGTCTAGGATGTATTTCATAAGTCCGAAGTGGACGTAACATATTATAATCTATTAAACCTGCCTGTTGAAGAGGATAATCTTTTAATAAATATTCTAGTCCTGATTTTTGACCTTCGGTTAAATATGCCATTATGCAATAAAGAAGCTTTCCGCTTCCGCCTCGTCTTTTAAATCCTGTTGAAATGTTGAATTCAGTTTTTGTATTACACTATCTATGTCACGAACGAAAGATAGTTGTATCTGTTGATCGTATTCTTTTAAAGGTTGGGTTAATGATTGTACTATTCTAGCCATTATCTCCTCCCGTCCGGTTGTATATCCAGTCTGAAAGTTCCAAGCTTCCAGTGCTGTCCTTGATCGGAATTTGAAATCTTTAATGATATAGCACGTGCTCTTGCTCTTGTATCTATTTTAGTCGTACTAGTCGTTGATGAAAAAGGTCCTAAAGATGAACTGGTCTGTGAGTCTGTTGGATAATTCTTTAAGTTTAATGTCACCGTTGCATCCCCGGTCTGGGTCAGGAAATCAGGAAGCACTCTTCTGATTTTCATCATGTATTCTCCGTCTCCCTTGATTGTAGCTCCACCTTCTTTTGTCACTGATATGTCATAGTCTCCCGATTCTATATTCGCTGCGATGGCGCTGGTTGTTCCGGCCTTAATCTGATTCACTCCCGTTTCATGTTCATAGTAGGTCGTAACGCCGTCGGTGTTTCCGACCGTTGAATCGCTTGTCGCCGATGAATCGTATTCCGTTCCATGGGGCTTTCCGAATATTGCAGAATCAGCCCATGCAGATCTTGCTAACGTGCTTGTAGTCCATACAGGACGGTTCGCGCTTGAATCCATATAGTTATAAGTCACAGACCTGTTGTTTGAAGAAGCACCGCTGTTCGGATAGAACCATGTTACTTCGCCAAAAAGGTTGTTCAGTCCCGCATAGATATGCTGTCTTGGAACCGAAGCCAGGTCATCGAAGACATAGTCTTCAACGAGACAGTGTAAGGATTCCAGTTTACCAGTGTACCTGAAGAAACCATTTTCAGACATCCAGTAGGCGGAACCGTCGACTTCTACAGCCGCGTTCTTTCCGATTAGTCCGCATCCCGTTCCAACCTGCTGGAAGGAAAAAGTAAAAGGAGCGCCAACAAATCTCATAATAAATAATGCCGTATCGGTCCAGACGTATATCGCATCACGGCCCCTGATCGCCCCCACGATTCTCGTGCCGTCGGCCAGTCTTTGTGTGCCTGCGGTATTGGTTGCTGAAGGAGCGTACGAGGTTGAAGCGTCAATGCTTTCCTGATCCGACCATCTTATAAACATTTCGTCCTGCGTTGTTGTAGTTCCAATCGTGGTTTCCGTTCCAAAAAATAATAAGTGTCTGTCCGGTGTAGAAACCAGAGTCTTTATGGCAGCCGTCGGCGCATTGGCAAGAAGCGTGGCTCTTGTAGACGTTGCATCGGTTGCGTTAGAATTCCATTCAAAGGTAGCACCATCGAAGATGGTTGCTACAAGTGTATTTCCAAAATTATCCAGGGACCATAGACCAGGGGCCGTTACAATATCTCCAGTTTGTGATGCACCCCATTTAGTATAATCGGATACATCTGTTACCGTTGCTCCGTCAGAATGAGAAGCTGCAGTCGTGTTGTCAGCTCCTCTGGTAAGTCCTGATAAAATTTCTGTTCCTGAATCATTTCCTGTGTATGTTATACGTTCATCGTCTACTTTAACAGTTCCTGAAGAAGGAAACGATCCTGATTCTGCCAACGTTAGACTTGTGACGCTAGAATTAATTGTACCATCAAGGGTAGAAGTTATAGCACCAGATACAATACCACCCCATAATCCTAAACTCCATCCAGCCGCTGATTCTTCGAGCGCGGGACCTATCTTATAATAATGTTTTACCCTTATGCCTCCGGATGTAGTCGCTCCTGATCCCGATTCATTGG